AGAACGACAAGGGTGGCAACGAGAAGCGGCCAGACTACCGCGGCGAGGTCCGCATCAATGGCGTCGACTACAAGCTGAGTGGCTGGCTTGCCGAGGCCAAGAACGGCTCCGGCAAATACATCCGCGGCGTAGTCGAGCGCAAAGACGGCGTTCCTGCTCGGCCTGCACAGCCTGCGGTCGGCAAGACAGTGACGATTCCGGGAATCGGTCGCGAGGAAACGGAAGATAAAATCGACTTTTAATGCCTACGATCATTGCAATCGACCCTGGCGCTTCTGGCGCTGTTGCGTGGCGGAATGGCCTACGTCACGATCATATTGGAACTGAGTCAACGATCGGCCTCGTCTCCCAATCTGAACTGATCCGCCAGCTGCGCGACATGACTGGGCACTCTGTTGCCTACGTCGAGCAGGTCGGCGGCTTCATCGGCAAGCCGCAGCCCGGCAGCGCCATGTTCAAGTTCGGCCAGAACTACGGTCGCTGGCTTGGCATCCTCGAGACGCTGGAGATCCGTACTGTGCTGGTCAGGCCGCAGACGTGGCAGAAAACAATCGGACTCGGCTCAACATTGAAAGGGCCAGAGCGCAAACGCGCGCTGCGCGACGTAGCCAAGCGGCTCTATCCGCAGCACGGCGTGACGCTGGCGAACTGTGATGCGCTGCTCATCCTTGAGCACGCGATACAGGCCGAGGGGCGCACGGAAGGAGGTACGTCGTGAGTGGAAACCTTGCTAAACTAAATCGCGCACTCCTCGTTGCGCTCTGCAAAAACGCAGAGACTGCAAACACCGTTGCGGACCGCATCGAAGAACTAGAAAGCGAAAACGCCGCGCTGCGGCACAGCGAAGAGAACGTGGCCGCCACCGTGCGCGGTCTGGAGTTTGAGCTAGAGAAGGCGGAAAAGGCGAAGGCTATGCTACGCGGAACGGTCGAAGCACTCGGTGACGCGAATGATCGACTGACGATTGAAATAACCGCGCTGCGAAAACAGGCAAAGCCGTGAACGATTTTTACGGCCGGGAGGCGCAAAGGTTCATTGACGGCTCGCTTGTCTTCCGCACTAACGAAGACGAAGCTAATGAGAAAGCCGTGGCTAAGATCCTAGAGGCGCACTGGAACTGTGAATGCCGGCCGATGGGGAAGCTGGCGGCCATCGACTGGTTCTTTGTTCGCCATGAGCGCATCGTCGGAGTTGGCGAACTGAAGATCCATCGCTGCGCTTTTGGCGACTACGACTCGGTCTTCTTGAACTTGCGCAAGTGGCACGCGCTGGGCCTATGCCAGCACGGGATGAACACTCCGGCCGTCTACGTCTCGCAGTGGTCCGACAAACTAGGTTTCATCAACTGGGTAGATATCGACGCAAGCAAGCACAAGATCGGTGGCTGCAAGCCTCGTGGATCCAAGAGCCGGAGTGACACCGAGCCGCTGATCGTCATACCGACATCGTCAATCAACATCATCAGCGACCAAGGGTACGCAAACGCACCATGAGCATCATCAAGAACGATTTTCCCTCGCACTACCGAGCGGTCATTGCTGACCTGCAAAGGCAGCGCGTGGAATTAGAGTGCAAGGTGTACGACGAGACGCTGGCTAACATTGCGCTGCGTCACGAGCGGGATGAACTCCTTGAGGCGTATCAGGCGCTGAAGATGGAGCATGCGCAACTGCTGGAGAAGCAGGCCGAAAAAGCCAGTTGACGCGCTGCAAATAGAGCGCAAAACAACGGATAGGCCGTGAGAAAGCCTAAACGCAGGATGACTACTAACACCAAAAACTTTGTCCGCTCATCGAGGGGAATCGGCACCTGCGGCCAATTTCTCACCTCCTCGGTGGGCGGGCTTTTTTTGTCTCTATGAAGGCACCAGCCTTTCAGTTATATGCCGGCGACTTCTTAGTCGGCACCGCCATGATGACCGCTGAGGAGGTCGGCGGCTATATTCGCCTCCTTTGCTACCAATGGACCCAAGGTAGCATTCCAAACGACGACGCTATGCTTCAACGCTTGACCGGATGCGGTGGCAATGCGGTGGCATCGATCCGGCATAAGTTTGGCATCGATCTGGCAGGTGGCTTGGTAAACCCACGGCTTGAGCAGGTCAGGCAAGAATCCATCAGTTTTCGCAATCGACAGGCAGAAAACGCTAAAAATGGGTGGGAAACGAGGCGAAAGGCTAGGCCTGGCAATGCCAAGCCATATGGGGTGGCAATGCCAAGCCATATGCCAGAACGATGCTCTTCATCTTCATCTTCATCTTCTAATAATACTACTCCGCCCCCCATCGAAACGGCTCAGAAGCAAAGTGGGGGCGAAAAGAAAAAGGTCCAACGGGAGCCGCTCATCGACGCCTTGGCTACGATAGGAGGAGGCCGCCTTGAGGAAGTTACCAACTGGAAGACCGCAGCCTACGCTCGGTCACAGATCGTTGCCGTTACGCCTGAGCTAACCGTCGACGAGATCAAACGCCGCGCTGCAAACTACCGCTCGCACTTCGAAGGTGCCGCGCTGACGCCTACCGCCTTAGCGAAGCACTGGGCGCTCTGTGCCACTCCTAAGCAGTCATTCGCCGACAACGGACCGCGCGTTACGAGGGTCCAGCTGTGAGCACGCCTGGAGTAAACCAAACGGCCGAGCGCCGTCTCATCTCAGCCTGCATGGTAGCAGGCATCGCTGGCTGGTCCTACGCAGCAGGCGAGGGCGTACTTGCCGAGCATTTTAGCGATCCGATCTGCCATGCTCTGTGGCGGGCTGGCTCTGTCTGCCTCGCTGAAGGCACGCATCCTGACTCGGCTGGGCTGTACCGGGCCATTGCCGGCTTAGACGGTGAGGCAAAGCCATCTGCGCTGGAGATTGCCAACCTTGAAGCACTTGAGGCGACAAGCCTGCACCTTCGCCGACTGACTGCTGACGTCATCGACCTCTCGCGTCGCCGGAAACTCATCACCGCAATGGCTGCCGGCTTAGAGGCAGCGAAGGACGGAAGCGCCAAAGAATGGGCTGACATCTGGGCTGGCGTTGAACCGCACATTCGCAGCGCGCAGGACATCACCGCAGGGGCCAAGAGCCGCACCTTGGCCGAGGTTGCCGCCAACGCTAAACGGCTACTGCTCACGCCCGACCAGTCCGACTCTGTGCCGTCCATCTGCGCCGAGTGGGACCAGCAGGCCTCACAGTGCAAGGCAGGTCAGCTGATCGTCATCGCTGGCCGACCTGGCGCTGGCAAGTCCGCCTTTGCCGGCCAAGTGGCGCACAATATCGCGCAGGGATCTACGACCGCGTTCTTCTCCTTGGAGATGTCGGCCGAGGAGATCCTAACCCGCATGGCTCGGCTTCGCGTTAACCCGCGGCCGCAATGGGATGAGACCATCGCAGCAGAACTGGACGCTTTGGCTGGCTACAGCACGTTGCGCATCTACGAGGTCGAGCACGCGCGCACCGTGGCACAGATCGAGGCTGTCTGCCGCTTGCTGGCCGCGTCTCCGCAAGGTCTGGGCGCTGTCGTGGTCGACTACCTCCAACTGGTCACGCCGCCGGCTGGATCAGGCCGAGAGAACCGGGAGCAGCAGGTCGCTGCAATGTCTCGTGCGTTTAAGCTGCTCGCTCGCACGCTCAAGGTGCCAGTGTTCCTGCTTGCCCAGCTGAACCGCGAGGTGGACAAAGGGGAGAAGAAGCGCCGGCCGCGACTGTCTGACCTGCGCGAGTCTGGGGCTATCGAGCAAGACGCTGATCGGGTCTGGTTCCTTTACCCAGCCAACGAGGATGCAATGAGCGAAGGACGGATGCTGGACGTCATTCTCTATCAGGCGAAGGCCCGCAACGGTCCAGCCGGCCTCGAGGCGCTGTTCGCATTCGACCGCCTCGGGATGCAGTTCGTGCCGATCAAACGCAAAGCAACCGACAACGATTTCGTATGACCCCAACCAAAGACACGCTGCAAGGACTTTATGACGCCGCACCTGACGCCAACACGCGCCAGATGATCGTCACCCTTGCCGCGAAGTATGGCATCGCGCTGCAAGTTTTTTGAGAACTGCGCGCTATTGTATTGACACCGTGGAGCCTAACGCTCTGACCGATAATCTGTGGCAGGTAAACCCAAACTCGTATCAAACCATGCTTGGCAGAAGCACTTGAAGCTGACCGCCAAACTCAAAAAGGAGATCAGACTGTGGCCGACGACAAAGAACTTGAGGCGCTCCGACTAACGTCGCGGGCTTTGCGCGCTATCACTCAACTTGAGGCGCACAAAAAGGCAGTAACGGGAGAATACAACGAGCGCCTGAAGCGCTTGAAAAAGGTCATCGACGCCGTGCAGGCACGCGAGCAGATGGGCGTGCTGCCGATGGAGGGGCTGGACGCGATCCAGCTAACCGAGGACGATGAGCGCCTGGTGCTCAATCCAGTCGAGGGACTCTAAGCCGTGATTACCTACTCGCTAGGTCGTGAGCCTGTCAGTCGTCGCAGTCCGGCCGCGACTAGCGAGGCGGCCAAGCTGCTGTCCGAGATCTGCGAGAGGCTGCTTGAGTTGGATGAGGTAAAGCACTCCGAGGGGGCTGCACTGGTTCGCCGGCTGGCGACCATCGCTGATCTGTCACCCTCGGCCTATCGCACCGTCCTGCACGTTGGCTGTGGTCAGGTCGAAGCTGTGGTGTCGTCCTACGAGGACCAAGCACGCAATCGTGGCCTGACCCGGCAGGCGCTGCACTGGCAATGGACGCAGGACCAGCGGGCCATCAAGGCCATCTTCCCGCATCTCGCGATCATGCTGCAAGGTTTGCGCGACACGGTGGCTCATCACGAAGACGCCATGAGCAGTGCCGACGCGCTGCGACGGGCAGGAGAGCGCGATGAATGACATACCTCTGCACCTGTTGCCCTCGGTCAAGACGCCGCTGGGTACGCTGTACCTCAAGCTCTCGCGCGAGGATGCGGTGAAGCGTGTTGCTGCGCTACGGGTCAAGGCTGACCGCGCGTCCGATGTCCATGACGACCTGTGGGATTCTTATATCGCCGCGCTCTCGGCTGATCCACCGCAGCCCAAGCTGGTCGCGTCGCTTGAGGCTAAGTTGGATCGCCAGCGCAACAAGTGCGCCTCTACTAACGAAGAGGCCTTTATTGCGCAGAGGTTACTGGCCCAGTACACCCCATGACAGCCGCCGTCCTTATGCCCAAGGCTGGGCGATGCTGGGCTGACCTAGGCCACCCTACCGGGTTGCGACTGGCGGGCCGTAAACGCAAAGGAAACGGCATTGCAGGGCTATTTGCAGATGCAAGAGGGGTGGGGGCTAAGGAATCTTTTTTGCAATACGGAGGGCCGTGGGTTTTGAGACC